TTGTCATCCGCCGAGGACGGACGGACAGCAGGAGGATCGCTGTCAGTTAGGCCCGGGGCAGCAGGGCTGCGTTCTGCTCCTTGAGCAGGCGCTTCTTCTCGGCGATCAGGTTCAGGCGCTTGCCTTCCTTCGCCGCTTCCAGGCCGATCTTGGCCATTTCCTTCCAGCGCGCGTTCGACAGCGGCAAGGAATTCGCCGGTGACGATGCCGGGCTTTGCACCGGACTTGAGCTTTCGGGCAGCTTCGGAGAGCGCATCGGAAATCGGCCCCTTCATGTTGGCCTGCGAGCCAAGATAGTCGCGCACGGCCGCATCGCCTGCAAGCCGTTCCTGGTTCGCCTCGGCATTGAGGATGTTTCCCTCGGCCTGCACCTTCTCGGAGCGGTCTACGAGGGTCTTGAAGGTCTTGATGTCGTCCTTCACGCGGCGGATGGCGGCATCGAGGATCTTCGCCCGCTCGAGATAGAAGTTCTGCTGGAGCGTCTCAGGCCCAAAGAGCGAGTCCTGCGTCTCTGTCGTTGTGTCGGCCGCGGCCTGCCGGGCGATGCTCTCTGCCTGGAATGCGTTCGACGGCTTGAGCTTGTTCAGCAGAGCGAGGATGTCGGCCTGGACGGCCTGGTCTTCGACAACCCTGCCCACGATTCCACCATGCTGCTCGCTCGAGACACCGTTGACCACCATCCCAAAGGCCCGGTCCGAGAGGCGCTGCAGCCCCGCCGCGTCGCGGACCAGCGCCGAGTTCGGTGGCAGGCCGAGCTCGGCTGGCGTCTGGCTGGTCTGGCGAAGCACCTTTGCGGCATCGATCGCGCTGCCAGAGCCCTCGGCAATGTTCTTGAGGGCTGCGGCGACCCGTGCATCGGCCGGGGTCACACCGTCGACCTCGCGCAGGATGGTTGCCGGCAACTGGACCTTCTTGCCTTCTGCCGCCAGTCGCTTGGCCAGTCCGAGGCGCTGATGACCGTCAGCGACCACTCTCGATCCGTCAGCCCGTTCGTAGATCAGCGACATGCCGGCACGTTCAGGTTTCCATTCCGAGATGCCCTTGAGCCGCTCGGTGACACCGGCCTCATCGCCCCCGGCCTTGTACTGCATGGCCACTGCATCGGTCTGGACGTCCTGAATCGTCCTCTCGTCCAGGAACTCGACATTGCTTGGCGCGCTGCCAGCCGCAGCCGGGGCACCGGTCACCCCTTCCGGCGCGCTCTGCGACTGCGGCTGTTCTCCGGTGCTACCCCCACCACCGGGCGCGCCAGCCGGTTCCCCGGCGGCCTCGTCGGTGTCCACGACGGACACCTGTCCTGTTGCTGTGTTGACGGCAACCTTGCGACCTGTGGGCACGGCTCGGCCCTCGGCGTCGTTCTCAACCTCGTCCATGATCTCGATCGAGTCGGCGACCTGGTCGGGCACGCGGTCATCCTGCGGTGGGGGCTCGGCCGCAACGGGCGGCCGTGATGCGATGCTCTCGACGTCAGCAGGCAGGCGGGTTTCCGTGATCGACGACTCGGCACTCGGCTGCACGGGAGCCTCCGACCCCACATCGGCAGGCCGTTCTCCGACGGCCGCGTCGACCGTTGTACCGACGGTCGCCACACCGCCACCCAGGACGGCTCCAACAAGGGCCGCCTCTGTTGCGCCCTCTGTCCAGCCGCGTTCCGGGTCATAGAGCTGCTGGGCGACGATGTTGTTGGCGACCTGCGCGAGGTACTCCTGGGCGGCTTCTTCTCCGGTCCCCTGCGCAATGTCTGCAAACCGCCTCATCACTCCGCCACCGATCTTGCCGCGGAGACGCGGGGGCAGCAGCTTGAGGGCGCGGTTGATCGGGACGATCTCGGTCGCGCCGATTGCAGCGCCCCAGCGCGCGGCGCGGCGGGCTGTCTCTTCGTCGGCCCCGGCCTCGATCGCTTCCTTGTAGAGGGATGGCGCATTCATCGCCGAACCGGACGCCGCGCCGGCGATCAGCTGCCCGCCTGGGCCAAGCGGTGCGCCCAGGGCCGACACAGCCAGCATGCCTGTCATGTTGCCTGCGCCCTCGGCAACCTGGGACCAAAACGAGACGTCCCGGGGATCGGGCGTGCCGAAGACATCTGCTGATGTCTCGCGAACAGCCGAGCCCGCGGCAAAGCCTGCGGACTGCTCGATCGGGACTTCCATTCGCCCGAGGTCTTCTTGGGCAGCTCGTGCGGCCCGAATGATCTGGCCTTCGACATTCGTCAGACGCATGCCGGCAGCCTTGCCGCGCGGGCTGTCCGCCCCCTCTTCGGCGATGATACGGGTCAGATCGTCCCGCTCCTGCGACAGCGCATCAACTGCGGCGGTGAACGATGGCAAGCGGGTTGCCACGATGTCCCGTCGGGCCAGTTCGAGGGCCTCCGGGATAGAGGCGATGGCTTCAGTCGCCCCTCTGGCGAACTGTTGCCCTCGCCGACCCGCTAGAGCGCCTAGCGCTTCCCCTTCAAACGGGTCCGCCGGCGCGACCATCGTCGCCGCAATGTCCGCCGCTGCGGCTTGATCCGCTTTTGCAGCCTTGATCCAGTCGGGCACATCAGGCGATGGGGCCGCAATGTGCGGGCCAAGAGCAGTCTGGACGGTTTCGGGACGCGAGATGGGTGCCACAGCAACTGGCGAAGCAACACCCGTGGCGCCCTCCCCCGGAGCTTCGATAGTCGGCAAGGCATCTGGCCCTGCCGGAACAGGCAGGGTCGGAACTCCAGCCGACTCCGGCCGCACCATCTTGGGGTCAAGCGGCGGCGATGGCACAGTCAGCGCAGCCACGAGATCCGGGTCAAAGCCCCCCGTGTCGGCCGGCGTTTCTGATGGCAGATGGGTGCCCGCGACCTGGGAGGGTGCTGAACCACCCTGCCCCAGCCCGATCTTGGCGAAGAAATCCTCCTGGCGAAGGTCGGAATAGAACTTCCTGTGCAGCGCGGTGGCCAGCTGCTCGTCGGACAGATCCTCGTACTGCGGGAACTTCGCCCGAACGTCCTTGATCGTAAGGTCTGTCATCAGCGGATTCCGAGGGGATCGTTTTCAGGTGCGCCGTTCAGCCCAAGGGGGTCAGCAGGCAGGCTTGGCGTTGCAGGTGCAGCTGGCCGGGTTCCGGGCCCCTTGGTGGCCAGGTTGCCATCCTCAGTCCGGTACGGACGCAAGGTGCCGCTGCGATCGCGCCCATGCAGAACGCCGTCGATCCAGACCTCACCCACGAGCCGCCCGTCGCCTTGCGAAGGTGCCGCATCGCCCGCCTTGCTGCCCTGGCGGGCGCGAGTGCCCGGGGTTCTGGCGCCGAAACCGACTTGCTTCAGGGCATCCTTCAGCATCGTGTTGGCGATGGTCTTCAGGTAGTCCGGCGCGGTCTCCGAATTGAGAACTGTCAGCGCCTGGTTCACCTTCGGGTTGGTCGCGGAAGAACCGAGCAGCGCCGCCACGGCGCTGTCATTCTCTGACTTGAGGAAGTCTGAGCGGTTCTTCTCGGCCCGACGGCCGATCATGGTCGCCGCAATCGGCGTCAGAAATGCCAGAAGCGGGCTGTCGCTCTCCTGTGCGCCGCTGAGTGCGGCCTGAAGAAGGCCGGTGGTCATCTCGTACGAGGCATCCGACCCGCTCTTCCCGAACAGGCTGCCAGAGCCGATGCTGCCCAGGGCGTTCCCGAGATTGAGCCCCTTCGCCATCAGTTCAGGCTCCGGCGGCGCAGGTCGCTTGCCCCGACCAGTTGCCGGATGACCTGTTCCTGCTGATCGAGGCGGTGAAGGGCATTCTGGAGCGCGCCGAACAACACGCCCACGGCGTCGAGCAGGTTGATCGACTTGTCATCGCCGAGGTTCGTCATCGCATGGAAGTGCTCAGCCATGGGGCCGACGTGTGGCTCCTGGCCCAAGCCCTCCGGTGCGTGCTCGGCCTTGTAGCGCCAAACCATCAAAGGGATGTCGCGGACGATCTCGGCGGCAATGTTGACGGGCAGCGGGCCAGCGATGTCCTTGAACTCCATCGAGCACTTGGCAAAGATCGAACCCGCGATCGACCCGATCGTGCTCGCGGCGCTGCGCTTGTTCGCCTGGTTCTGGTTGTAGATGTTCGTGTCGGCCGTGAACTTGTTGGCCACGAGCGACGAATAGTCAGACCCGGCTGCGGCGCCCGAGGGGGTGTCCGCGCCATAGGTGAAGCCGCCCCCCATCGCAGTCAGGATCTCATCGAGCGCGCTCGATCTTGCGGAGCTGTCGATCTGGTACTGCCGCGACTGTTCCTGGCCCGCACCGATCACTGCGCTTTGCGCAAGACGGGACAGCGTGTCCTCTGTCTCGCGCTGCTGCGAGGAGTAGGCTTCATCGAAGGCCTCTGACCCGACCGGTAGCCCGCGGTTCTGCAGATTGGTCAGGAGCATGCTCTGGTTCTTGGCGATCGAGGGCTCGAGCAGGGAATAACCCTTGTCGTAGATCGCCTTGGCAATCTCACTCGTGTCCTTCACCTGGGCGCGATCAGGGATATCGGCCCCGAGAAGGGCTGATACGATTTCCGTCGAGCCGCCTTCGAGCAAGGAGCGCAGGTTGGACTCATACCCGCTCTCGACGTTCTGGACGGCTGCCTGAGCGCCCTTGGGAGGCGTACCTTCAACGAACTGTCCGGTTGTCGGATCAGTATAACCGAAGCGCTGGCCTGAGCCTGTTGCGGAATAGGTGTTGAGCCGGTTCAGGAGGTTGTCCTGGGTCGCGGTGGCCAGTGGGTCAGGTGCGGCTGGCGCCTTGGCCTTGCTCCCCTTGGAAAACAGTCCCATCGCGCTCGATCCATTTGCAGGTGTCCCGGTACGCCTGCAGGACTACCAGCGGGGATCCATCCTGTGCGGCGTACTTGATGAAGCACTGAGGTGCGAAACCGAGCTTGGTCGCGAGGGTCAGGGACTCGAGGTTGTGCAAGGGCACGAGAACCGTAAGCGCCACACAGCCCAGCTGATGGAAGGGATAGGCAAAGATGCGGTGCAGCGTATCCCGATCGGCCCAGCCTGATCCGGGCACCGTGGCGATCGCCACCTCGGCATTGAAGCCATTGAAGTTGTCGTAGACGATGCCTGCCAGCAGCCTGCCACGCTTTACGACGCCCAAGGCGCGAGCCTTTTCGCTTGCCGTGTATCCTGGAATCCGGCGGGCTACCCAGGTGCAAATGTCCTGGTCCGCGCCATAGACTACCGCGCCCGCCGTCGTCAGGCGGCGGCCTGCAGGCTGATCAGCTGAATCCACTGTGACGATACCTCGAGTTGGAGCTGATAGGTGGAGCCGACGGCATCGAGCGCGATTTCGTCACTGAGGCTGATGCTGCCTCCGTCTTCCACCTCTGGCTCAAGCGTGATCGTCTGTTCGGCCTCCGCGATATCCTCGCCGGTGCCGTTCTGGTCGCTCAGCACCACGACGCGCAGGGTAAGGGGGCCCTTGGCTATGATGGTCGGCAGAAGGTAGGCGAGCCCGGTTGCGCGGCCGAGGCGGAACCAGGACGACACCCAGCGGCAGCTGATGATTTCGTCTGACCCCTCGTGCTGCAAGGTGGCGAGCCGGCCGTCGAGACCGGTGGCTTGGGGAACACCGGCGATGCCATGGAAGTCCCGCACCTGCATGTCGGCCGTCGCCCAGGCCTTGCTGTCCATGTAGTAGATGAACTGAAGTGCAACGCCGTCACGGATCTGGTTCACGATCAGCATGGAGCCATCGGCAACCAGGTGCAACGACCAGACTGACCCTGGCTCAGCCACGAGGCGCACGATTTCGCTGTGGATCGCTTCCGAGATGGTCGAGACCAGCGCCAGAGTTGACCGACCAAGCGAGTCCGCGACCGACACGATGCCGGTCCTTGTGAGCATCCAGAGGTCTGAGCCCACTTGCGCGAACCCATTCCGCGCTAGAGGCGGTGCCGCCTGCACCCGCCCGCGAAGGGCCCAGCTTTCCGCAAAGGACGGGTCAAGGCCCTCATAGATCAGGATCTGGCCCGTCGTCGTGAAGATCGCGAGGACATCGTTCGTGTTGTTGTTCGCATCGATCGTAAGAGAGGCGATCTTGAAGATCCGCCCCTTTACATTGCCCAGGCGGCCCAGGGGGAAGCGGGTGAGCGCCCCGGATATCTCGCCAATGCCGCCGTAGTAGAACTCGACGTCCGTCCCCTCGATCTTCCAGAAGTACAGGCGCTCGTGATGGGCGACCACGCCATCGAAGGTCCGCGCATCAACCCCGGTTGTCGTCGTCCAGCTGCCTTCCACGAATGCCGTACCGTTGAAGAGCGTGGGGTTGGCGAGTCCGTCGGCAAGGATGACATGGCCGCTCATGACGGCATAGGTGGCCTCGCCATTGAACGGCCGGACATAGGTGAGCGGGCCAAATCGCGCCTCGGTCGGCCGGAGCTCTATGTAGCCCGAGCCGCTCGCAAACTCGAATGGCACCCGCTGCAAGACAGGCGACGGCAGACCGGGCGCCCAGGAGAGCCCGGGGCGCTGGGTCAGGAAAAGGCCGTTCGAGCGCCAGTTGCGCAGCTCGGCAGCGAAGAGGCCCGACATCTCGGCAGTCTTGGCGCGGGTGAACAGCCCCTTGAGCGGCAACGGGACGTCGGACTCCCGGCTCCGTCCGGCACCACCAGACTGCCTGGCAGCCTTGCGAGCCTGCTGCCGCCGCATCAGCCGACCACCACCCGGCCGCCAGCCAGGGGAATGACATCCGGCAGCGCGCGGCCGCCACCGATCCCAAAGGGCCGCGCCCCACCGGCATCGTCGCTTGCCTTGCGCTCCAGCTCTTCCTCGTACTCGGCCGCGATCTCGGTGTAGTCCTTGCCAAGCCCACGCTGAAGACGGAACGTCATGCCGAGGGACAACAGGTAGTCGTCCTCGAACGCAGGTCTGTCGTCGTCGCTGGTGAACTCGGGCCGGCGTACCATGGGCACGGGATCGACGCCGGAGCTCGGGTTGATCCGCTTGAGGATCTCGCTCATTTCCGGGCCGAATACACCGACATCCCAACCAGGAACCTGGTCGTAGAGAGCGGCATTTTCCGGATCGTGGCCGACCTCGGGCTCTGTCGGCATCCGCATGTATCCATCGCGCGGAGCGAACGGTGCGTTGGCGCGCGGCGGCTTGGCGGTCCAGTCATAGTCGCCAGCCTTGATGGGTGAGACGACCGGGAACCGCGACACATAGCCGATGGTCACAAGTTCGTAGCTGGTCGGGGTCGGGTCCAGGAAGAGGGCATTGTTCATGACCCGCCAGCCCATGTCAGCCTTTGCGGCAAAACCGCCGTAAATCCACTCGGCCCAGGCCTGGGGGGAAGCCGGGCCGATCAGGCCCAGCGGCGAGCCGCCGCGATGCTCGGTGTTGATGATCATGCGGAGATAGTCCGGCGGCAGCTGGTAGGCGAAGCGCCCAGGGACCGTGCCGAAGACCCAGGTTGACTCGAACTCGGACACGCCCTTGTCGACCACCACGCGTAGATACTCGCGCATCGTGTCGGTCGCTGCGGTGCGCAGAATCTTGGCGATCTTGTTGTTGGTACCAAAGAGCTGCGGCGGAGCGGGCGCTGTGCTGTCCCGTTCCGCCGCTTCACGCGCGATCTCTAGGATGGTGCGCGCCATCGAGGATCACTCCCCGCCGCGCACGCCAAGCGGGTCGTCGTCTTCATCGACCAAGCCGCCATCGAACATGCCATCATCTTCGTCACCGGCGATTTCGGCAGGATCGTCGGGGCGGTCGACGGCGACTGCACTGCCAGCGCTGGCCATGGCATGCTGGACCTGCGGCGCCGCTGCGCCGCCCTGCTGGAGGATTTTCACCATCGCGGCCAGCTCGGCATTCGACTTCTCGGCCGCATCAAGCCTACGGACTAGTGCGTCACGCTCAGACTGTTCCTTTGCGTCGTCGCGAGCGGCTTTGATGAGACCAGCCTCGGAGGCCTGGCGCTCCACCCAGCGCCTTGCCAGCTTGTGCACTGTCGAGACATCGAGCCCCATGGTGTTGACGATGTCAGAGGACAGCTCGGCCACATCCTCGATCGACCGCAACCCGTGGATGATCAGCATCGCGACCTGGCTTTGTGTGATGCCGGGCAGCTCTTGAAGGGGCGTTCCGTCGGTCGGCACGTCCTCGTACTGCTTGAACATGGCCCATTCCCTGGGGAACTGCCGGGCGGCTTCGGTCTCGGTGATGAACCGGGTCGCGACGGTCAACCGGTCGCCCTTAGGCATCTTCGCCACGCAAAGTCGAGTTTGCCACTGGCCATTGCGATCTGGGTTGGCGCTCGAGACCTGCACTCGCACGTAGAAGAACTGGATGTTCAAGCCGCCCTTTCCAGCCGTTGGCATCAGGTCGCCCAGGTTCTGGTCGGTCAGGTCGCGTGAGAATCCGTTGCCCTCGAAGCTGGACGATTGGGGGCGCGACGAGGGCATGAAGGGCACGTTGGGGATCATGGGGGTGCTCCTGTGAAAGCG